TAGTCGTGAGTTCCAAGACATTAGCAAGATTGAACTTAATAATTTTATTGACGCAATCTATTTGGAAACCATTGGTCGTAAGCCATCCGAAGAACAGCGCAAAGCAAAACTAAAAGAACTAAATGCCATTGTTAAAAAAGGTATTGTTACTACAACTTCTGTAGTTGATGGAGAAATACAGACCCGCAGAAAAGGCGGATTTGATGAACAGCAACAGGCTTTAAGATTGCAAGAAGAACTTAAGACTCAGAACCCACTTGAGTATGAACGCCGTCAGGCATTTGACTTTATGGATGAACTTCAAAAGATTATGTCGGGAGGTATGTAATGGCTGAACCAGGCATATTGACAGCACAGCAAATTGCTGCTCAAGAAGCAGCCGCTGCTAACGCAGCCAAGAATGCTGCTAGCGCTAACCCAGCAGTTGCTGAAACTATCCAGATGATTCTTGCCCTTAAAGGTATTGACACCCAGTTAGAGGCTGCTTGGCAGTTATGGCTTAAGGGCGATGTTGATGGAATGTATGCTGCTGTACTAAACAGCAATTTCTATAGAAATAATAATGCTACAGCCCGTACTCGTTTGCAGGCTAAGACGTCACAGCCTGGTGTCTATGCCGATGGTTTAGATAAATACGGACTTGCTACCAGAAAGAGTCTTGTTAATTCTGGACTTAAAATGGATAACAAGTTGTTTATGGGACTTGTTCAAAAAGCCTATGACTCTGGTATGGATGAAAACCAACTTAAAGAATTAATTGTTAACTCTGGATTGGTTACTGGATATGGCGGAGAAGTACTTGGAGATACTGCTAGCCTTAAGTCATACGCTAACTCATTTGGTGTTGGTAAGTATCTTGATGAAAAGTACTGGGCACAAAAGTCGCAGGATTTATTTTTGGGTAGAACTACAACTGAAGATATTGAAGATGAAGTTCGCAACCTTGCAGCCAGTGCATTTCCTGGTTACTCAGACCAGATTAAGGCTGGTATATCTGTAGATTCTTTGGCTTCGGCTTACAAGGGTGCTATTGCTAACGTTCTTGAAAAAGATGCAGACTCAGTCACATTTGAAGACCCACGTTTACGTGCTGCTCTACAGTATGTAGGACCAGATGGTAAGCCAGCAGTAAAACCATTGTGGCAGTTTGAACGTGAACTACGTATGACTCCTGAATGGGAATTGACAAACAATGCTAGAACTACAGTAGATAACCTTGCTTACAAGGTACTAAGTGATATGGGGCTTGTCTAGTGGCTAAAAGAAAAAATGCTGCTACTAAAGTAGCAGTAGAAGAATTTTTAGAAGAATATAACCCAGTACCTGTTCCTTCTTTTGACCCAGGTAGTTTTCGTATGGGGGAAGAAAAAGATAGACTAGCGCCATCACCTACTTTTGACTATAATGCAGCAGCAAGAGCCACTGCTTCTGATGCAGAAAAGGCTCTTTTAGAAGCAGAGTATCTTGCTAAGTTAGCAAAAGAAGGCGAAGAAAGAGCAAGGATTCAGGCTGACTTAGACGCTTCAGATGCTGCTAGAAAAGCAGCAGAAGAAGCAGCAAGGCTAGCAAAAGAAGCAGCAGATAGGGCAGCAGCCGAAGCGGCTAGACTTGCAGCCGAAGAAAAGGCTAGATTAGAAGCACTACTTGCAAAGGCTAAAGCAGATGCAGATGCTGCTGCTGCTGCGGCAGCAAAGGCTGCACTTGATGCTCTTAATAAAGCAACTGCTGCTGCAGGTAATATTAATACTGCTGGCAATGTTTATATGCCAGGAACTCCAGCAGCAGGTGGTATGAGTGCTGCGGATATTCTTGCTAAACAATATGCAGAACAACAGGCAGCCCGTGAAAAAGAACAGGCTATGCAACGCCAGTCCATTATGGATGTTCTTACAGATAGATTTACACGCTATAACTTAACTGGTCTTATTCCTACAATTAAGCGCCTTGCTCAAGAAGGCGCAACGGAATCAACAATTACCCTTGCTTTGCAGGAAACAGAAGACTATAAGCGTCGCTTCAGGGCTAATGAAGCACGTATGAAAAAAGGTTTGCAGGTTCTTACTCCTGCTGAGTATCTCAATCTTGAAGATGGCTATCGCCAGACCCTTAGAGCATATGGATTAAATCAATTTGATACAGATGATTATGTTAGCCAGTTTATTGCTAATGATATGTCTGCTGCTGAATTATCTAATCGTGTAGTTACTGCGGTTCAACGAGTTCGTAATGCTGACCCAGCCGTTGCTGCAACATTGCGCGATTATTATGGCATTGGCGCTAATGACCTTGTTGCCTATGTACTAGACCCAGGTCAACAGTTCCAGAAAATTGAACGTCAAGTTGCTGCTTCTGAAATTGGTACAGCAGCACGTCGTCAAGGCATTGAGGCTGGAGTTGGTGTGGCTGAACAACTTGCTGCACAAGGAATTACACAGGCTGAAGCACAGCGTGGTTATGCCACAATTGCAAATGTTCTTCCTGGAGCAGAAAAATTATCTCAACTTTATGGCAGTACCCTTGAAGGGTATGGTTTAGCAGAAGCAGAGCAAGAAGTATTTAACAGTCTTGCTTCAGCACAGCGCCGTCGTCAACGTTTAACTGAACGTGAAATTGCAGAGTTTGGTGGAACCAGTGGTACTGGTAGAAGTTCACTAAGCCAGCAATCAAGAGGGCAATTCTAGAATCCTGACGTGGACCGACCAGCCCCACGCAGTGTATAAGACTGGTAGCAAGAGCCAGCCTACCTTCCCCTGGGTAGACCTGTGGCTTGCGACTAACTACAAATAGAAAGGGTGGTTGCTATGAGCAACAACTACTGGGATGACGAAGAAGACGACGTAGAAGTACCTGACCATCAGTTAAGCGGTGATGACTTAGTTAAGAAACTAAGAAAAGCCAAGCGAGCCGATGAAAAGCGTATTAAGGAACTGACCGAAAAACTTGAAGGATTCGTCAAGGAAAAACGGGAACAGACCGTCTCTGAAGTCCTAGCAAAAAAGGGAGTAAACGCTAAGGCTGCACGCCTTATTCTGAAAGATGTAGAGGATGCCACTGAAGAGTCTATTGACTCTTGGCTCCGTGATAACGGAGATATTATTGGCTATACCCCACAGGTCCAGAATGAAGATACGCAGCAGAACCTTGCGGCACTACGCCAGCAAGATGTTCTTACCCAAGGCGGATTAACTCCAGACAAACTCGTAGACATTGAAGCGCGTATGGAAAACGCGGAATCAATGGATGATTTGATTCATCTTCTACGAAATTCCTAACCGTTCATAGTCACTGGAGGTGACGCAAAAAAATGTCCAACCAATATACGTCAACCGCGAGCACATCGCTCGGAGGTTCCGTCGGTGGTGCTGGTCTAGTACAGAAGGCGTATGACCGTCTTCTTGAGTTTGCGCTACGTTCTGAGCCACTTATTCGTTCAGTCGCAGACAAGCGTCCTGCAAAGCAGGCTTTCCCAGGTTCAACCGTAGTTCTACAGAAGTACGTTGACCTTGACCAAGCAACATCAACTCTTACTGAGACAACTGACCCAGATGCAGTTTCTCTAACAACACCAACATCTGTAACCATTACTCTTAATGAGTATGGTAATGCAGTACTCGTAACCCGTGCTCTTGAGTTGTTCTCACTTGCAGACGTAGACCCAGCAATTGCAAATATCATTGCATACAACCTTGCTGATTCTATTGACACTGTAGCAATGAACACACTCGGCGCAGGTTCAAACGTTCTTTACGGCGGTAACGCAACATCAACTGCAACAATTGATGCTGCCGATACCATTGACTCAGCCGACATCCGTCGCGCAGTTGCAAAACTCCGCGCTAACAAGGCTAAGGCACGTCGTGGTTCCCTTTACTGGACAGGTATCCACCCAGAAGTTTCACACGACCTTCGTGCAGAGACTGGAAATATGGGCTGGAACTTCGTTCACGCTAATACTTCACCATCTGTTGACAAGATTTGGGCAGGCGAAATCGGAGATTACGAAGGCGCGTTCTTCGTTGAGTCACCACGTCTTGCTAACTTTAAGTCAGGTGCAGACCAGACTCCTCTTACTACAACCGCTGTAACTGTTGCAGGTACATCAGCAGGCTTCACCTTCGGTGTCGCTTCTTCTGCTGTTATCGCAACCCGTGCTGAGGTTGGCGACAAGATTGCTGGAACTGGTATTGCTTCAGGTGCAAAGATTACTGCAATCAGCACAACTGGTTCAACAACAACCTTTACTGTAGACACAGCGAATACCGCTGCTGTTACTGCTACAACAACTGTAACTGTAACTCCAGTAACCCGTGTCTTTGACACAATCGTTTGCGGACAGCAAGCACTTGCTGAGGCTGTAGCCGAAGAACCACACATCGTTATCGGTAACGTAACTGACAAGTTGATGCGCTTCCGCCCAATGGGCTGGTACGGCGTACTCGGCTTTGCCATCTATCGTGATGAAGCGTTGTATCGCATTGAAACTGGTTCATCAATCGCTGCTCTTTAGTTGATTGACTGTCGGGCAGAGCCTTGAAACTCTGCCTGATGGTGAGTTCACTAGGAGGACTTATGACTGAATGGAACTTTAAGACACCAACGGTGCTAGAAGGTCCCGCAGGTGGAGCACGTCTATTCTACTTTTACAAGATAGACCGTGGCATAACCATTGTCAGAGACACTGATGGTGATTATGCACAGATACGTTATCCACAAGATAGTGACCTACTCAACTATCCAGTTGTTTATCGGGGCGGATATAACTACACAGTAGATGATGCCACTAAGGCATCACTTATTGCTGGCGGTGTAGGCATTACTGAAGAAAACTTTACTGCCGTATGAAGCACTGGGAATATCATCCTGAGTATGTAGACGGCTGTTTTGGATGCAAAGGCTTATCTGTCCAGATGAATGCTGGCGATGCAGATAGCCGCAAAGCAATGACTAACAAGTCATTCAACAAAGAATTGGATGCCTACAAACAGGCTAGGGCACAAGGTATCCAACCTTCTGGAACTTCAATGGCGAAGATTCAGGAAGCAGTAAAGGCTAGCGAGACATTAGGTAAAGCCTATGACGCTGGCAAGATGCCACCAGCCAAACACATCAATAAAAAATCAGCAGCGGTAATGAAAGAACTAGGAGTATAGATATGCCAATGGTAAATGGAAAGAAGTTTCCTTACACAGCAAAGGGCAAGAAAGCAGCCAAGTCTTACGCTATGGGCGAAAAGATGGAATCAAAGGCTGAGAAGAAAATGGAAATGAAGATGGGCGCTAAGAAGATGGCAGCCAAAAAAATGAAGAAGGCTGCTCCTAAAAAGAAGAAGAAGTAATTATGGCTAAGAAAGATGATAATTATTTTGGCAACCTCTTTAAGGAGGCTGGACAGTTTGCTAACGCTTGGCGTAAGTCTTTTGACGCTGATGCTGGTGTAGGTCCAGGAGCCAATCAGAAGGCAGTTGCTGCAGCCAAGAAACTAAAAGCAGAACAAGGACAGTTCCTTGGTGCTTTAGTTCAGGGTCGTCGTTACGACAAGAAGGGCAAGCAGAAGTGAAAGCAAAAAAAGGAATGGGCTTCAAAGCAGCACAGAAATCAATTGCCAAAAAGCAGGGTATCTCCGAGGAACGTGCAGGAGCAATCCTTGCGGCTGGTGCTCGGAAAGCCTCAGCAGCAGCCAAGAAGAAGAACCCAAACCTTAAGAAGGTTAAGGGTGCTATGAAGAAGGGTAAGAAGTAATGGCACGTAGAGTTATTAAAATTAATAGCAATCCTAATACAGTTTCTGCTAAGGGTCGCCCTGGAGCAGATTGGTCAGAACACGCGTGGAACTCACGTGAAGGTACTGATGAATATGGCAGACCTACTTTTGATAATAAGAAAAAAGTAGATAACATTAAGGTAAATAGCAATCCAGTTAAGTCTGGTAGAACCCGTATTGGACCTCTTGCAGGTGGCGGTGCTGGCGGTATGTTCACAACTAAGAACCGATAATGTCTTCAGGCAAATACAAACCGCATCGCGGATTCAATCCTGTTCAGATTAAAGATGGCTACGTGGTGCGGTTGAACAAGAATGGAACAGTAAGAGCAGTTCTAGGAAAGTATGGGGAATATGGCAAGCAAAGCGGACCCAAGGCTTAAGAGGGCTGGTGTATCTGGTTTTAATAAACCAAAACGTACGCCTAATCACCCAACCAAAAGCCACGTAGTAGTCGCCAAGTCAGGCGACCAGGTCAAGACAATCCGATTCGGTGAGCAAGGGGCTAAGACCGCAGGTGCTCCTAAAGCAGGAGAGTCTGAAAGAATGAAGAACAAGCGTGCCTCTTTTAAGGCACGTCACAGTAAGAATATTGCTAAGGGCAAGATGAGTGCAGCCTACTGGGCAGATAAGGTGAAGTGGTAATATGGCAACGGGCACAGCAGGTAGTTCTTTTACCAGCGAACTAAATCGCTTGGCTAATGGCGGGACATATCCAGCAATTGCAGACTATAAGGCTCCTACTGCTGCTGCTAATGCTTATGCAGGTACAACAGGTTTAGCCTTAATTGCAGCGTTAAACAAAGAGGCTGATGCGAATAGACAGCCTAATGACTATAAGGCTTTAGGTGGTATCTGCAATGAACTTGCTGGCACTACAGGTCTTTCCCCTACTGATGCCTTAAGGAGCATTAACCTATGACATATACCCTGGCTCAGATGATGGATGAAGTCCAGATAAACTTGTCTGGCTATACCTATCAACAAGACCGTTCTACATATTTAACTGCTGCCGTTACCACTACAACTTCTCCAGTTACTTCACCTTTAGTATTAAGTCTTGCTTCTACTCAAGACCTTGGCAAAGGTATTATTGAGATTGATAGTGAGTTGATGTGGGTAGATAGCGTAGACCGTGTGGCTAACACAGCCACTGTTGCTCCGTATGGCAGAGGCTATCTAGGCACTACTGCTGCTACTCACGCCGAAGCAGCAAAGGTAACTGTTAGCCCAATCTTCCCACGTAGTTCTATTCAGAAGGCTATCAACGATACTATCCACGCAGTTGGTGGTGCAGTCTATGCGACTAAGCAGACTACCTTTACATATAACGCAGCCATTACTACTTACTCATTTGAGAATCTTAGTATTGAAAATATTCTTGCTATCTCTTGGCAGGACATTGGTCCTACAAAAGAATGGATACGCGTTAGACGCTGGGACTTTGACCCATTTGCAGATGTAGATACTTGGGGTAACGGCTCACAGACATTGACTATTGGGGATGTAGTTATTGCTGGCAGAACCGTCAAGGTTATGTATGCAACTAGCCCATCTACATTTACTAGCACTAGCCAAGACTACTCTACACAGACTGGACTACCAGAAAGTACTAAGGATGTAGTAATTCTTGGTGCTGCATACAGATTACTGCAATATCTAGACCCAGCCCGTGCTGCTCAGTACAGCCCACAGGCTGATGAGATTGACGCCAAGCGCCCATTTGGCGCAAGCAATACAGCAGTGCGTCAACTATTTGCTTTATATACACAGCGTCTTAATGAAGAACGCAGCAAGCAACAAAACC